TTTTTCATTTAGTTCTCCTTTATTTTCTTTCTAGTTACATACTTAACCATACAATCACGACAATAAGAATGCCATTGTTCATTTTGTTTAATCCATTGAAAGTGTTTACGGGTGGCAGGTTTAAGCCTTCCACACATTCTACATTTCTTGTATTTTGGTGCGCCAGGCCGAAAGTTGCTTTTACCTAATACCTTGTTTTTTAATCTTTCTCTGCTCACGGTGTAGCTTGCGTGGGCCGTTTGTCTCGAAATACCTTCAATCCTACTCAACTCGGATATTGTTATCTCACCTAATAACACTTTTATTTGATTGTCGGACATGTATTTTTTTGCTATTTTCAATAGTTTTTCGGCGCGCAAATCAGATTCTTTGTCAATAATGAATTGGTCTGCAGGCGTTAAATCGGGCGCAGGATAAACATCGGCTATCATTAATGCGTCATCACCATCACCACAAATAGGCTCATCCAACGACACAACGGTCATGTGACCATCAACAAGGCGAGAGTGTCTTAGTGCCTGACATAACCGCCAACCAACAAATTTAGATAGATATGTTGATATTGTGGCAACATCCGGGTCATATTTGTCATAACCTACTTGTATAAAATACGCATAAATATCACCCGCAATATCGTCCATGTCAAGGTGTGTTTTCTCTACTAACTCTTTCGCAATGTTGTAATACTTTGTTTTCACAAAGAAATGAACAAAATGATATGCGTCTGTAAGTATTTTATCTCTATCCTTCATGATATGTCCTTTCTTAATCAAGATAGTCCGTTTCAAATGTTGCGTCGTTAAACCTTAATGTGCCGACCCAAGGCGGTGTTTTATCTCGGCCATAAACAAGGTTTGCTATTGATTGTTCTTCTGGCGTCAGGTAAACTCGCATACCGTGGTTTATAACCTTGTCATGGTAATAACAATACTCGTCACCACAGGTTTCATAGGGACAGTTTAGGTATCTACATTTCATTTTATTACCTCTCTTTTATTACCTCTCTAAATTCTTGGCGCCGGCGAGAAATTCTCGTCCCGGCCGCAGAATAAGACACGCCAAGTTTATTAGCATACTCTTGCAAAGACAATTCACCGTGAAATAAAGCCAACTCATCTTCGGTAAAAAACCCATCAATAAGGCGTCTCATATATTCACCTTCAAAATCTAAATCCGTAGAAGAAGCTTGACCATAAGAATCTTCATCGGTAAAACCACATGTGTTTCTAATGGGCATTTGTTTCTTTGTAGTGGAATGCCGATACATGTCAATGAGTTTGTTTACGACAACACGATAAATGTATTTGTCAATGTCAAGGACACTTGATAGTTTATGTCCTACCTCAGGCACAGCGGACACGGTTATGTCATTTATTATGTCGTCTTTTGTTAGAGACCTATCATTGGCAAGAATACACCTTACATATTTAGACTTGTCTAAATCAACAACTTCCTTTACAACTTCCCAAACCTTCAACCAAATTTCATCATTTTTTGTGTTTTTCATTTTATTATCCCTCCTACTAATATAGTCGTATGTTTTCTAAAGTCTTTACAAAAAATCCTACTTCCGCAAGAATTTTGCGGTGGGATGGCCCGAGCGTGCAGATTTGCACGCGATGACAAACAACATTTCCTTTCGCAGTGCTGTATAACAATCTTTGCTAAAGCCAATCTTTTTGTTGTTTGGTAGCGTAGGACTTTTGTTTCACAAAAGACCTCACGCAATATGTTATAGTAATCTAATGGTAATAGTAATATAATATATTGACCTTCCCATACACCTTCGCGAGGGTTCATTTTTAAACCCTCGGTTGCTCATAATAGTAGATTTCCTTCTTCTCATCAATCTCACCTAACACATAGACATTCTGACGAGTTCCGTTGTAGACCACCTTCTCTATCCTCATGGCACCGACTGCAACAAGTTCCTTGACCCATCTCTTTATGGTGTCTTTGCTAACACACAACCGCTTCGCAAGCTCCTTCACCGTCCAAGACGTGGCCAACAACCCATTCGCATAGAACCGTTCAAATATTTGTAGAGGGTCGTATTTAGACCGTATCTTGCGGACGTATCGGCGCAAGAAGAGATACAACCTAATATTCGGTTTAGAAATCTTGTTGCTTTCTATCAACTCATACCCAACGAAGAAAAATTGATACTTATTGTTAAATCTTCCTTCATAACAATCCTTGATATCATACTCTTCCACTCTACTTTCCTCCTATCTTTTTTTATTCGGACTCAAACCATCCGCCCACTAATAATTCCGCCAAAAGTTTATTTCCCAATTCAACCTCATATTCTTTATAATCTTCACAATCACATCCACTCGCACCGAAACTAAAGGTCATAGAAGGACTCATGGTCATCGGTAACCAACCATCGTCATTCTGGTAGTCTACATCACTCTGCAAAGGTGGGACCCTCTCTAACAGTCTTTGGGTTGCCCCATAGAGTGCTTTTCTTTCTTTACTGGTCATCTTATTTACCCTCCTTTCCCAAAAAGTATTTTCTCATAACTCGACCCGCTGCTTCTGTTTGTTTCATGTAATCATCTCCTGCTTCTATTCGGGCACGGTCAATCTCCAAAAACATAATCTTTCTAACATCTTCGTCCTTCAACATTTCCTCTGTCCTTGTCATCTTACAAATCCTCCTAAATCTATTTTCCACCACCAAAGGTGATGGTCTTACTCTTATGGAGCGCTCTGTTTCCAGGCGCTCCTCCTTCTTCTTAGTCCCAACAGTTCCAATCACCGTCCGTGTCCAAATCTAAATCTTCTTCGTGTTCCACCGTTCGGTCTCCTTCCACCGCTCTTGGGTGGTTTTTCCAATCGGGTCCAAACTGTTCCTCTCGTGTGTCTGAGGGCCAGTCATACGGGTTGCTGACGTCAATCCACCATCTCTTCGTGTCCAATGCTAATGTCGGCATAATGTCTATCTCCATTCATTTTTATTCGGACTCAAAGAATCCGTTTCTTTCTTACCTATATAGTAAGCATTATTTTTTATTTGTCAAGGGGTAAAATACATTTTATTTTATTCAATACAGCATATTCACCAAAATATTTATCGGCCAACTTATTGTATGCCAATGCAGCTTCCTCTTCGTTGTCAAACCTTCCGATAAATATACGTTTCTTTTTAAACCCGATTTCAACTTTCCACCGGCTTGTCCATTTGTCCCAATGGACACCTTTATAGACGGAAGTTTTTCCGGCCGCCTTAGACCTATTCATATTTGATTGCTGCCGGTTAACAAACCTAAGGTTTTCTTTTCTATTGTCAAGCGGATTTCTGTTTATATGGTCAACGACCGTTTTTTCACCGGCGCTAAGAATAATTCTATGAAACTTCTCTCTAGTGTTTGTCATCACCCTTGCCCCAAATGTACATAAATATAACCTATATCCTTTAACCTTGTCTAGGTCTTCTAAACTAACCATGGTTTCACACACAACCTCACCTTCTTTATTGTAAACTTCTAGATACACTATATTATCTACTATTCGGTATTTACTTGGCACTAGACGTTTTCCCATAATGTCCTCTCTATTATATAGTAGGTTAGTTTATTCATCTTAAAACCAACATCTCTTTTGTTTCTATAATATAATCATTTATTTTCATTTGTCAAGGGCTTTTATTCAAAAAAAAGAATATAATAATTTTAGTATGTTAGAAAATAGTTTGTAAAAAGTGTGTCGATTTCACGACTATAGTAATAGAGGGCAAAAAAGTTTGGCGCCCGGTCTGTTAAATAAGAGCCTAGAATAGACAAGAGCTTCAAAGGCGCCACCAAAAGATACCGGTATCACAATTTATTTTCGGCGCATTAAAACTATCAAGTAGAGAGGTAAAGGATAATGGACAACGATTTAAAGGACTATAAAGAAAAACTAAACACCGTCCTATTAACAGAGTGGTCTAGACTAATGGAAGAGACTTTGGATGTAGCGCAGTTGTGTTGTATTAACACACAGTGGCCCGCTTGCCGGGCTAAAATATTGCGTAAGATGAACGACTTTATGCGTATAATGCGTAAGGAACTAGACTTACCCCTAGATTCACAAGACAAGATAGACTAAACTACACTAACTATTCTAGTTTATTACACTAACTTACTTATATTATTTTATATTGTTGTAACATCCTCATATTAGAGGAAATTCCACAGAAGAGGTATAAACCCGTTGACTAAAGAGGTTGTTAGAGACGAAAGAGGTAGGCTTGTAAAGGGTTCAGGTTCGCTTAATCCGGGCGGAAGACCTAAAGGTATATCTAATCTAATAAGAGAGCGTTATGGTGACAACCTTGAGGATTTACTCGACATGTTAGATACTATGCTAAAGGGTGTTAGTAGTGATAAAATCAAGAAAGAAATCATAACGGATTTTTTGGACAGAGTATACGGCAAGCCGGTTGTGACACAAAAGATAGAATCGGATACGATTATTACGGTAGGGAAACCAAAACAAGATGGCGATACATATAGACCTGACTCAGATACGTAATGTAATCAACCCACATTTTTATGATTTACTTTGGGACATACATAGATATTTGGTAATGTATGGTGGTGCAGGCTCAGGCAAGTCAGTTTTTGCGGCCGAGAAAGTCCTTATTCGTATTCTGACGGACTTAGATACAGATATAAAGCATAGAGTATTAGTATTGCGTAAGACCTCACCTAGTGCACGAGAGAGCGTCTACAAGTTAATAAAGAGTTTGATTTCTGATTGGAATTTGGATAATATTGTACACCCAAATAAGACAGACATGACCTTTACCTTTATCAATGGGTCAGAAATCCTGATACGAGGTTTGGATGACCCCGGTAAGATAAAATCAATTTATGATATTACCTCTATATGGATGGAAGAGGCAAGTGAGTTTACTGAAGACGATTTTAATGAATTAGACCGGCGTTTAAGAGGGGACCAAAAAACATATTTACAGATAATGATGACCTTTAACCCGGTGTCTAAACTAAGTTGGTTGTATAAAACATTTGTACAAGATATCAACCCGATGGCAAGAATTCATCATAGTACATTTAAAAACAATATGTTTTTAGGTGATTCACAAGTATATAAATCAATACTAGAGAGATACCAATCCACCAAGAATAAACATCAATATAAAGTTTATTATCTAGGTGAATGGGGCAGTTTAGAGGGGCTTATATACACAAATTGGTCAGAGTTTGATGAGTGGCCTGTGTGTGATACAATAGTTTATGGACTTGATTTTGGTTTTGGGTCGGATGAATTAGCTATAGTTAAAGTTGGGGCCAAAGAGAATGCCTTCTATGTAGAAGAGCTTCTGTATGCATGTGAGATGACCAACGAGAAACTCATACCTTGGCTAATTGCAAAAGGTCTTGCCGGCGAAGCAAGAATCTATTGTGACTGTTCCAGCCCTGATAGAATAGCATCATTGAGGGCATCAGGCATTAGAGCATTACCGTGTAAGAAAGGTCAAGGAAGTGTACAAGCCGGTATAGATTTTATTCAAGGTAAAGACTTGTATGTTAAAGGTAAAAACCTTCTAAACGAGATACAAGACTATACTTACAAGAAGGATAGGTTTGGAAATAGTATGGGCGAGCCGAAAGACGGTCGTGACCACATGCTAGATGCAATGCGTTACGCGATATTTACATATTTCGCGCACAAAATGGATTTAACACTAATCACAAGTGGAGACTAAATATATGTCATTATATGAGAGAGCTATTAGATTATTCGGGGACCCCGGTCCAAAGCCTTCTACTATTGCAGAGGAAAAAACAATAGACTTTAGTAGGTGTTTACCCGGTGTTTCAAACGGCATTATATATTATACAGATGTAGATGGTTTAAAACATGCATATTCTACCAACTATGTTATAAACAAGTGTATAAATATATTAGCATATAATCTATCTAAAGCACCATTAAGATTTGAGCAGAATGGTCAACCATTACCACCTGACGCTAAAATAAAAGGATTTGACATTCTGCAGCCTCACCCAAGAATGTCATTGTCTAAGTTAATATATACATGTGCTGTATATTATTGGTATAAAGGTGAGTTTATGGCACTGATTGATGAGGAAGTTCCTTTCTCACTTGAGCCTGTCGACCCAGGACTAATGCATGTAGTGGCCTCTGCCGGCGGAATAATAACCTCTTGGCGTCACGACGATAAAGGATATGGCATTATAGATGATGAACACCTAATTTATGCTAATATGATGAACCCCGAGACTAATGTAGGTGTGTCTGACTTTGATAGAGCCTTGCCCTTAGTAGAGGTAGTAAAGAGAGAAATAGCCAACTATTCTAGTGGTAGAGATTTTAATACACAATTCTTTGGCAACTATGCACAAATGGGTCTTACCTTAAAAGATACTAATGGTAATACTACACTAGAAGACCGAAAGTCTATCGTAAAAGAAATAGATAATAAACTATCTAAAGGAAATGCCTGGCGCACAAGATGTTTACCACAAGGGTTGGATGTTGCCGACACAAAGAATCTATCAATGAGAGAGATGGAATTTAGTCAAAGTCTTAAAGATATAAGAGATATTATTTTGGGTGTCTTTGGTGTGCCTCGGTCTGTGTTTGGTATTACAAACGAAGTAGGTCTATCACAAAATACGGTAGCAGTAGAGAAGAGACTAATGTGGACGGATAACATTCAGCCTGCCGCATATATGATACAAGAAGCCTTTAATCAAACCTTAATGAAGAATTATTTTCCGGGCTATAAAGTCTTCTTTGATTACAGTAACATAGATGTCCTACAAGATAATATGGTAGATAAATCTGTTTTGGCGCTGAATTTACAAAAGTTAGGTAGAACCTCTATGGAAATTAATGACCAACTTGATATGGGTTGGGAAGAAACAAACGACCCTCGCATGAACGAACGATTCGTAGAGTCTAACCTAATTCCTTACAGTGAAGTGATAATTGAGCCAGAAACACCCGCTAAATCAATAGATAGTAATGTAATAAATAAGATACTAGATGACATTGATAAAGAAGAGAAGACATCTTCTAGGACACGTAACTATAGAAATAAGTATAATAGACTACAACGCGGTGTAGAAAAGAAAATGGCCTCTAAACTAGGTGGTTATTTTGCTAAACAACTTGGTAAAGTATTAGCTCTTGTAAAGGAAACCAAGGGCATTACTAAAACAAATTCTACTTTACTATTGGCTAGTGTTATGAATCTTCTAAATGACGAGAAATCTACGTTGGCTGATATAATGGCACCTTTATACACCGATGCTACGCTAATAGGGTCTACGTTGGCGCTAGACACCGTTAAATCGGATATTGAGGCTAGGGTAAATCCTAAGATAGTAGCCGACATGACCAATAAGATAGGTGGTATAAACAACCATACCTATAGACTTATCCGGACTCAAGTAAGAGACAGTATTGCGGCCGGCGAAACAACCAACGACCTAGTAAAGCGTATTCAATCTGTATACAAGTTTAATTCTTCGCGTGCGCGCACAATAGCCCGCACTGAGTCAGGTGCCGTAATGAATCGAAGTACTGATGAAGAATATAAAAAACTAGGTGTAGAGAAGAAACAATGGATAGGTGGTACAAGACCTTCACACTCTAAAATAGATGGTCAGATTAAAAACTACAATGAGCCTTTTGATAATGGACTTATGTATCCGCATGACCCTAGTGGCCCGGCCGGCGAAGTTTGCAATTGCAAGTGCTGTTTGGCACCGGTGGTAGACTAAACAATGGGAGGAAAACAAGATGTCACAAGATAATGTATTAAAATATTTAGGTGCAGAGATAAAAGAAGTTGATGAGAAAGACCGGACTTTTACAGTGGTTGGGTCCAAAGAGGTTGTTGATGCCGATGGTGATATAGTTAAAATAGACGGTATGGATTTAAAAAGATTTAAAAACAACCCCGTGGTTCTACCTTATCATTCTTATAGTGGATTTCCTATCGGTAAGGCGGTGGGCAAAAAGGTTTGGGTCGACGACAAGAAACTCATGTTTAAGATTCAACTAGCAACTGCGGAAGAAAATCCACTGGCAGAACAAGCCTATAGACTCATCAAAGGTGGGTATTTAAAGACCTTTTCTATTGGTTTTATCCCTGATTATACGTCTATAGAATATCCTGAGAAACATGCGAAGGGTGCGCGCAGAATAATTAACAAAGCCGAGTTGTTAGAAATTTCCTTAGTAGCCGTGCCCTCTAATCCTGAGGCTATGTTGGCAAGTATAAACAAAGCCTGGGATGATGGAACATTAGATGGGGAAGAACTAGCAGACTGGGAAGAGATGCTTGACAAGATGCCAAAAGAGGAAACACCAACGATATTTGACATGGAACTATTTCAGAAATTCATGTCTTTGCCAGAAGGCAAGAAAGCAATAGAAGATAACACTAATGATAAAGAAGACCTTATTAAGGCACTAAGAGAAGCTGAGTGTAAGATAGCAGAGTTAGAACTTCTAATTAAAGAACAAGATATTGATGAAGAGATAGAAGAGTCAGGTAATGATTATTTATCAGAGATTTTCTCTTTGTTTAATACTCAGGCCAACAGCGACGAATCGTCAGCAGATGTTGAGCAGACTGATGTATTAACAGTAGAAGATGCTCTAAATATATTAAATGAGGAGAAAGAATAATAATATGAAAACTCAAGAAGAATTAGCTGGGTATATTAAAGAAGTATCCCAGCAAGCAACTAGTGAAGCTGTGGCAAGGTTTGAAGCTAGGGCTGCGGCTCAGGAAGAAGAGATTGCAAAACTCAAAGAAGCCGACGTCGAGTGGAAAGCCAAGATGGACGCTCTTCAGGACAAAGAGTTTAAAGCATCTGGTAAGTTTGG